AAATATTTAATTAAATTAAATGGATATTTTTGACGAAGCATCACCTTTGAGTAATTTCACACCACCCGAATTATTTAGTAATAGCTATATTGTATATGGATTAGCTTTATTAATATTAGTAGTTGGTTCTTATTTTGTTTATAAATATTATTTTAATAAAAGCAATATGATTGGCTCAACAAATATTGAATATTTAGACACAGATGAAAATAATCAAAATAATCAAAAACATCAACAACAATATGTAGGTAATAATGAAAATTAATACAATCCCTTTTTGTTTTTTCTGGTCCTTTTTCCATAAATATTAAAAAATATGTTTTTATTAGTTTTTTTGGTCTTTTTAACCTTTTTAGCCTTTTTTATATTTTTATACTTTTTAGAATTAGCATTATCTGATTTTATATTATTTTTTTCGGAATCATTTAATTCTTTATTTTTTATTTGGTCTGGTTTATAATTTAGGAACCATTCTTCCAACTCCTTTTTATTTTTTGTTTCTTTTAATTCCTTATATTTTGCAGCTTTTTGTGAACGCATTTCTTCTACAGATTCTTGGTGACCATAACATATTATACTAAAACGTCTTAATAATCCTTTTTGCTTTAATCTATTTTTTTGTTGTACCTCAAATAAAAATTTTGACATACATAAAATTCTTTCGGAAAATTCATTATAATACGGTCTTTCCGCATATAAAAACGCCAAATAAAAACTCAACATAGTATCTATAGTCGCTATTTTAACTTTTTGCCCTTTAATCAAAAGAACATTATAACTATGACAAGCAATCGGTTTATATATAAAAGCTATACTGTCTTTCCCTATTTTTATTTCATAGTGTTCAGGAATTATTTCACCCAGTGGTTCACGTTTAATAATTGTAGTATTTTTTACTCCAATATCCTTTAAACGCTCTTTAACTATTTCAGCAGTTGTTTCAGGGTCATTAGATAACACATCAAAATCAGCTATCTTTTCCAAATGTTTTTGTAATTTTTTCGGCATATATTGTGAATAAAGTGTAATCGCAAAACCACCAAAAAATACAACCCCTTGGTTAACAAATGTATTTTTTACATTTTCATAAATTTGGTCTTCGTATTCTTTATTTACCATATTTCTTTGAAAATCTACATCATTACAATTAATATGAGTTAATGGATAATTTTTATTCAAAAGTGTTAGTCGTTTTAAAACTTTTTCCCATCTGCTTATATCTCCTGCTGGTCTTGATAATTCTAGATACATAGACATCCTTAAAAAATTCGGAGGCGCATATAATATACCTGCCACTCTTATTGAGTCTTTTTTTAAAGCATTAAATATTTCTTTGGGTATTTGACTTATATCAGCAACTGGAATATAATTTACAAAAACTTTATATGTTCCATGATGCTGACCCGCCTTCGCTTCTACATCTGTAAACCCTTTCTTATAGTAAATATCAGCCAATTCTTTTGCGTCCTCTAAAGCATTAAATGAAAAAAAATCATAGTCTGGTATTTCTATATCTTTATTATAAAATTGGTCTGATTCTGGTAATATACTATTAATAGCTGTACCTCCATAACATATCAAATTTTTGGTTTTTAAAAAATCCTCTACAACATTTATTATTTTTTGAATATCTTCAGAATTTACAATGCGTTTGCCTATTTTTTCTTCTGCTTTATCTACGGCCATACGTAAAATAGCCAACTCACAATCACTAAAATTTAAATCCTTACATATATTTTTTTGCTTCATATACTAAAGTGATAAAATAATTAATTGAATAATATAATATATTTAAAAGGATTGTATGATGATAATATAATGGAATTATTAACTCCTTCTCATATTATTGAATCAAATAATCAAATTTTAAATGAAAAAAAAAATCTTACAAGTGTAAAAAGAATTATACGTGAGTGTAATAGTTTATATTCAATTTATCCAAGTGTGGTTGTAAATATTGTTTCTGATGAAATTACTATAACGGTTTCTGAAAATGTTAATAATAAAACCTATAACTATAAATTTGTTTTAAGAGATGGTTATCCATTTAAACCTCCTAGAATTTTTTTTAATAATAGACCTTATATAGATTTTTTAAAAATGAATGGGGATTATGAAAAAAAAATAGTAAAAAAAGTTAGAGGTCAAGATTGTTTGTGTTGTTATTCAATAAATTGTGCTGACAATTGGACTCCTGCAATAAAAATTAATGTAATTATTGATGAAATTAAAGGAATACTTCAATTTAAAAGAGATGTAATAAACAGTTTTCTAGGGCAAAAAATTGAACAAAAATATAATATACCTCAAGGTTGTATTAGTTCTTATTTAATTTAATAAAAAATGACCTCATGAGAGGCACTTTTTATATTTTTTTATTTTTACATTTAACGTTTTAACAATTTTTTATAATTTTTATTTTTTAAAATTTATAAAATTAATAATTATTTTTAAGAAGAATCGTTACCACCAAATGGGTTAATATAATGTTGTTCGCTATCTGTCCGCATGAGTACAGGATTAGTAGGAGGCATATCCTCATCTAAATCATCATCTCCTAATATAAAAGGTTCCGAATAAGGCGGACCATTTGTTTGTCTTTGAAGCTTTAGTGGTCCTGGAACTTTGGAGTTAAGATGTTCTCGTATATCATCGCTTAAATGCGTCAAATATATAGGGTCGTATGGCAGTCCTGAATAATGTTCTTTTTTAAACTCAAGCCAAGGACAAACTAATAATTCTTTTATGTATGCTTCATGTATAATCTCTTCAGTTCTAAGGTATGCTAATGTATCTATGTGGGTCAATTCCGGAATAGGCGGCGGCAAATCATTGTCACAAATGCTGCTAACAAAGCTGTTTGAATATTGCGGCAGATTATACGCTAGTTGTCCATCTTTTCCAGCCCAAGTTGTCGTTTGGCGTTCTATGCGAACCGTTCCTGGTGGCAATTTGAAATCCTCTTCATCTTCATCTTCATCTTCAATATCAAAACCAGGCGTACAGTGTTTTCCACATGTTGTTAATATTCGCTGTAATGGTGGTATAGGAATATTATCTAAAACGACAGTTACATCACGCTTTACGCTATCAGGTGCTGGTGGCAGCATATTCTCGTCAAAATTAATATTAGTATTGTTCATCTCTTCAATGTTCGCTTGTAGCTGGCTCATTAGTAATTATATCTTTACACTTAAACTTTAAATTCATTTCAATTTTTTAATTTTAATAATAAAAACTGAAATACTTAAAATTTAAAAATAGATAAAAAATAAAAAATAACTCCCATATGAGAGCATTTTTATTTTTATTTTTATTTTTATTTTTATTTTTATTTTTTATAAATTTACAAATCTAATTTAACAACTAAATCGTTTTTCATAGTTTTTATTTTACTTAGTGTTCGTCTATTTGGCTGCGTTTTGGGAATAAATTTATCATCAATTATCTCAATTCGTCTTCCAACTGGTCTAAAAGGTAGACCATCAACTGTACTACTGATTTTAACTTTACCTGCTTCATTCTCTTTCCAAAACAAACCTGTATCAATCGCATATTCTACATCAGATGTAATACGCGCAACAATACATTCTTTTTTTCCTGAAAATGGAATAAGAACAATGTCTCCAATCTGTATATCTTCCACAAATTTTCGGTCTTGACTGCTTGAAGCTCTTTTGGAAATGTCTATTACATGCTCATTATAAATGGCATCTATAACATTCTGTCTTGCTAATCCCCAACCACCCCATGGACAAGTGACGATTTTTTGTTCCATAATCAGACTTTTCATATCTGATTGATTTGTTATTTCACCATAATTTTGGCGAAGAACCCAAAAGTTGTTGCGAGTGTTCATTTTAAAATGCTTGACTGTTTTAATATTATGATATTTAAGTATTTTAAAAAATAGATTTCAATTTTTTTTTATTTTAATAAGAAAAATTGAAATACTTAAAATTTATAAAATAGATAAAATATAAATAAAAAATAATCTCCATATGACAGCATTTTATTTTATAAAATTACTTAAATATATAAATGTATTCTATATATGATTTCTAATGAAAATTCATTTGGTTGGGGAGCTTACCAAAATAAAAAAAAAGAAGTAGAAACTTTAAAAAAACAATTAATTGTTCAAGATACAAATAGATTTGGTGAAGTTATAACACTAAATAAATATAACGATTTTCAAAATGTAAAAACAAAGGAAAATCCTTTTAGATTTCCAAATAAAATTAAAAATGATGAAGCACAAAAAAATAAATGTATTTTAACAGATAATGATGAAATATTAATTTATCAAAAAAAATTAATTGAATATAATAATTATATATATGAAAATGATTCAATTATAAAAAATATACAAAAAGAATATGAAGAAAAAACTCTCAAATTTAAAAAAGAGTATGAGAACAAACTTTTGGAACAAAAAAATAAATATGATAAGGTGTGTTTGATTATTTCTGGTCTAACTGAATTAATAAATGATTTTAAAAATAAAAATAATAGTACCACAAATGAAGATTGTGATAAAAATGAAACATATAATTCAGTTAATCTTAAAGAAACAACTAAAGATATTAATAAAAATGAGGAAAATATAGTTCTCGATATTAATGAAACTAATAATTCAAAGGAACTAAAAATAATACATAATGATAATGATTTAATACAAAATGAAGAAGTTGTATTAGATGATGAAACGAATAAAAAAAAAGGAAGAAAAATATCTTCTACATCTGAAAAAAGAATAAATGAGGGAGATACTGAAAAAAGTTGTATTGTTGAAATAGATGGTGTTATTCATGAAATTTATTATGAATATACTTCTTGGTGTGATACTGTAATATTTATGTCAAAAACTTCAGTAGTTAAGCATAAAGGTAATATAATTGATGTTACATTTGATGGAAAACGTTTTACATTTTATATAAATAATAAACTAATACAAATTTCTTATAAAAGACCTAGGTCTCCTAGTATTAAAAATGTTTTTAAATCTAATACTATTATACGACATAAGGTTGTAAATGAGGAACATACATGGTATGAACGCGACAAAGAAGGCAAGCAGTTTGGTGGAAAAAGTGGCGTAGTATATGTTACAATTGACGAATATTGTATTTATATTAAAACAAAAAATAAATTTTTTAGATGTGATATAAATGGAAATTATAATGATAAGGATGAATATAAAACACTTTCACCATTTATAATTGATAATTATGTAAAATGTGTTCCATATTATGCTAATAAACAAACAAATCAATTTGAACATCTAGAATATTTTTGTAAAAAAGATAAATGTTTTAAATCATTTAACGAAATTTGGCACGATTCTAAAATTAACTAACTAGTTTATTATTAAATTTTTAATTTTTATCTTATTTTTTAAAAGAATAATTATATATGTTTAATAATACTTAAGTTTATAATATCTGTTTTTGCTTTAATAAGCTCATCATTTTTCTCACCTCTATTAATTTTTTCAATATCTGAATTATTAATTGCAAGCTGGTTTTGTAATGTCTCAATTTGTCTTAAAATTTCGACATTCTCTGCTTCAATAACTGATATTGTTTCTGCTTGTAAAGATTTAATATCTTTATATAGTTTCTTTGCGGTCATATGCTTCATGATACGTATAGTTTCTTCTTGTTCTGCTTTTACTAAAGCCTCCATTTTTTCTTTTTGTTTTTTCAAAAATGTGTTAATCTCTTCATCAATGTCTTCTTCTTCGTCTTCTTCAACATCTGATTCGTCTTCTTCATATTCATCACTAACTAAAGTTGCTTCTTCTGTTAAAGACATCGTTTCATTCTCTACAATTTTTTTAAAATTTATAAAATTAAACATTTTAAATTTTGAGTCATTTTGTAACTCATTATATGACCAAGAACTTGTTTGATTTGAACGATATGATGGAGTATATGGCGCTGAAAAACCTATACCAGTTATCCATTCTTCCCAAGTAAATTCTTTTAATTTGTTACTTAAACATAAAATTTTTCTATTTGAACTCCATTCCATTTCGACTGGCCGTTCAATTGGAGATAATATATTTATAACTTTATGTATATAAACATATTTCATTTGAAAATAATATATGAAATAATAACCAATTTTTGATTTATTATTTGGTGTATCATCCCAATATTGGTTTCCAAATTTGTTATAATTTTTAACCGTAGCATGTGATTTTCCCATAGAAATAAAGGCTATTGTTAATCCTGATGCGCTCATTTTGAAATGCTTTGTTTTTAATATTATATTATTAATATTTTTAGAAAAATATATTTCAATTTTTTTATAACTTTTACACCTTTTTTTATTTTAAACACCAATTTAATTTAGTTATTTATAAATTACTTAAAAATATTAAATATTATAACTCAAATAATGATAGTAAATTTCAAATTTTTTTACGAAAATTCGGATACAAATTACGATGAATACAAAAAACTATGGGGTGAAAATATAGAAAGAATGATATTTTTACATCATGAATTACCATTATCAAAGCAAACGAGTAGCATTGTAAAAGACATAACTGATAATAAAGATATTTTGGCAGTACAGTTCTGTTCTTATAGAAATATTACACATAATATAATTATAAATAATATTATGTTAGGAAGAGGTTTTACTTATGCTAATAATAAAATATGGTATCCAAAAGAAGTTTGGATATATAACCCAATAAATTAAATTACCAATAAAAATATATTAATAAATATTTTACATCTTAAAACTATAATAATCAGTGCTAACAGGTCTTGAAGCATAGTCATATTCTGGTTTTTGCGGAACAGGGTCTGGAATAGTAACAGGTGTGTATCTTAAATCTGCTGGCTTTAAATCAAAAGCATATCCCGCTCTATCAAACATCATAGTATTTTGAATTAAAAAATTATCTACAAGTTGATAGCGAATAGCTACCATTTGACAACCATATGTTCTACATAAAAGACCACTTGGATTAGGTGGGTTTATACCTTTATCAGGAAATACAATTGTCATATTTCTTCTATTGTATTCAGTTAATTCATTTATATCAGGATTGTCTTTAACTTCATTAAAATATAATGCTCTCATAAACATTGAACTACTAGTTAAATTAACATATTCTAAAAACTCTTTATTTTCTAAAAACGCATTACTATTATTAAGATTTCTCTCTACAATTATTATTATTTTTTTCTGTAACTGTAACAATGGCACACTTCCTAAATTAGTATTGTCATTTTCAAAACTATATTCCTTACCAAGCATGTCAGTATCATAAGATTTAAAAATTTCGGCCATTTTTGTATATATTTTTTGATTATTGCTCTTAATACGTAAGTGAATTAATAATGGGTCCGTTGAGTTAGGACATGTACCACCAGCAAAGGCATAATCCTTAATTGTTTTCATTACATCGCCAAAATTGACTGAATTAAATGTTTCTTTAATATAAAAATCATCTTGTGTACTAGTTGCTACAACTGGTTCATCATTCACTGAATATACTTCAAAATCCAAACAGCGAACACCTTGTTTTATAACCGCTTTTAAATTACATGTGTCTACAAAGTTGTTTTTGTATGAGCCGCCACTACAGGCATTATATGCGGTTTTAATGTAGTAATCATATAAATTGCCAGAGCAATCGGGGTCACTTGAATTAATGGGTCTTATTTTGCCATCTATTGCGGAATATAAATTATTCATATAACTACATTCCGAACTGTTTAGCCTTGTTAAATAAATTACATATCCTATCATGAATATTAATAAAATGAAAATGATGGCCATAATCATATAACACTGAAAATCTTCATCCATGTTTTTTAAAGTGCTTAAATAATCTTTTGTTTGTGTAGTTGACATTATCTAATATAATATATTATTTTTTATTAGAGGTTTTAAAAAAATATTAGAAATAATTAAATTATATTATAATGAATAAAGAATTAAAAAATTAATATATTATATACATAACATGGCAGGCGGATTAATGAACTTAGTATCAGAAGGACAACAAAATGTAGTATTAAATGGTAATCCAGAGAAGACGTTCTGGAAAACTACTTTTAAAAAGTACACAAATTTTGGCATGCAAAACTTTCGCCTTGATTACGAAGGTACTCCAATATTAAATTTAACAACTGAGTCCACATTTGTATTCAAAGTAAAAAGATATGCTGATTTACTTATGGATTGCTATGTTTCTATAGCAATGCCGACAATTTGGAGTCCAATTTATCCTCCTCAAGCGGTTGAACAATCTGATGGCACTACTGTCTATACAGATTGGGCACCATACGAATTCAAATGGATAGACAATTTGGGCGCCCAAATGATTGAGCGTATTACTATTACTTGCGGCAATCAAAAGTTACAAGAATATTCAGGTCGCTACATATTAGCATCGGTACAACGAGATTATACTGGTCTTAAAAGAGCATTATTTGATAATATGACAGGAAATGTGCCTGAAATGAACAACCCAGCAAGTGCAGGAACACATATGAACGCATACCCAAATGCTTATTACACTTCAAATCCTGCGGGAGCTCAACCGTCCATAAATGGAAGAGTATTATATATTCCATTGGGAGCATGGTTTAACCTTAAAACACAGAATGCGTTTCCTTTAGTATCCTTACAATACAATGAGCTTCAAATAAGTGTCACATTTAAACCAGTGAATCAATTATTTAGAATTCGTGATGTCTTGGACTACAATAATGATTTTCCTTATGTGGCGCCAAATTTTAATCAATTTTATATGCAGTTTTATCGTTTTTTACAAACACCTCCTGATGTAGAATTAGGACCTAATTCATATGTAGATACAAGAACTAATTGGAACGCAGATATAAATTTAAATTGTACATATTGTTTTCTCTCTAATGATGAATCTAGACTATTTGCGAAAAATGAACAAAAATACTTGATTAAACAAATATATGAAAGACCCTATTACAATATTACAAATCAAAATAAGGTACAATTAGATTCTATTGGAATGATTATTAGTTGGATGTTTTATTTTCAAAGAAGCGATGTCAATTTACGAAACGAATGGTCAAATTATACCAATTGGCCGTATAATTATATGCCTTTTGACATTACACCTGCTCCAAGTAGTGGCACTTATCCTAATCCAGCACCAGTACCCCCTAACCCTAACAATTTTATAGGTCCAGGTGTAGAGCCAAATGGAAATCTAACTGGCTTAATGATAACGGGCGACTATAATCCGCAAAACAATAAGGATATTTTAGTGGGATTGGGTATTTTGTTGGATGGCCAATATAGAGAAAATATTTTGCCCGCAGGTGTATACAATTATGTTCAAAAATATACAAGAACTGATGGTTATGCTCCAAATGGATTATATTGTTATAATTTTTGTTTAGATACATCGCCCTATTCATTACAACCATCGGGAGCTATGAATATGAGTAGATTTACAAATGTAGAGTTTGAGTTTACAACCATAAATCCACCTGTAGACCCGTATGCTCAAGTATTGACTATTTGTGACCCTAGTACAGGCGAAGTAGTAGGTGTAAATAAGCCAACATGGCGCATCTATGACTACAACTATGATTTATATGTGATGGAAGAGCGTGTCAATATGGTTATCTTTATTGGTGGCAATGCGGGTCTTTTATACGCGACATAAAAGTTCTTTAAGTATGTTTTAATTAATATATTTAAAGAATCTATAATTTAAAGGAGAAAAAAAATAAAAAATAAGTAATAACAAAATATAGTTTATAATACAATAATAGCTTTCATATAAATTTTTTGTTAAATAAAATACAATAATAAGTAATATTAATATCCATCAAGAACATATTGGCCAAAATTATATATAAGACAAATAATTTTATGTTTATCATTTTTGTATTCTTCAGCAGTTTCTCTAAAATAATTAATAATACTCTTATAGTCACTAGATACATATTTTATTAATGAATTGATTTGAATAATTATGCTATAATTACACCCTTTTAATATATTATTGTAGTTAGCAAGTAAGAATTCCATATGAGATGTATTCGTTTCAACCCAATACTTATTTGAATAATGCTTATACATTTTTGGTGCATCTGGATTATATATATATTTTATACCGCCTTTTAAGAACTTAATAAGTTGTTCTTGAGTTAGTTCACTTGACATTTTTTTTTATTAATTGATTTGTTCTATTTATTGTATTTGTTGTGTTGTTGTATATTTGTTGTTATAAGTTTCTAATTTATTTCAATTTTTTTTAATTAAAATTATAAGAATTAAATATTTCAAGGTTCTTTAAGTTACTTTGGGAATTTATTATATAAAAACTCATATTTATAAATTCCCAAAAGTATTTCGGAAAATCGATTTTGGACATTTATAAATGTCCATTTTTCGATTTTGTAAATATATGTTGGAAAAATGAAAAAAAAGTTTTTTTTGAAAAATTTGTGACCATAAAAAAAATTAGCGTCTCGTGGCTTTTAAAAAGTTTTTAAATTTTGTGACCATAATTTTTTTATTTAATATATTTTAATTTTAAAACTATTTAGGCATTTTTTTCTTTAGCATATATATGCTAATTGAAGCTAACGAAAAAATGCCTAAAAATGCCGAAATTTTCTTCTGTGAATATTGTGACTTTAAATGCTTTAAAAAATCTAATTATGACAAACATTTATTGACACGTAAACATATGAAAGCTAACAAAATGCTAACAAATGCTAACAAAATTATGCCAGAAAATGCCAATTTATTAATGTTTATATGTAATAATTGTAATAAGAATTTTAAACATTCATCTAGTTTGTCTAGACATAAAAATAAATGTCAAACCAAAGAAGAATTAGATGAAATAGAAGAAATAGATAAACCTTTAAATGAAAAGGAAATCATAATGACCCTTTTAAATCAAAATAATCAGCTGCAAAATCAAATAATAGAATTATGTAAAGAAAATAAATCAATTATTACAAATAATATCACAAATACAAATTCACATAATAAGACATTTAATCTACAAGTATTTTT